GTTCTCGTTATGGAGGTCGAGCGTCTTGCCCGTGGCGATACTGTGGACCAGGGAATAGTCGCACAGACTTTCAAATTCTCCGATACCAAAATCATAACCCCTATAAAAGACTATGACCCAAACAACGAGTTTGACGAGGAATATTTCGAGTTCGGTCTGTTTATGTCCCGGCGCGAATACAAGACTATAAACCGCCGTTTACAGCGCGGCCGCCTTGCCTCTGTCAAAGAGGGCAAGTATGTCGGCAGTCAGTCGCCCTACGGCTACGAGCGCGTAAAGATTAAAGGCGACAAAGGTTATACATTAGAGCCGTTCCCGGCGGAGGCTGATGTCGTTCGTATGATTTTTGATTTATATACGCGGGGCGAAGAACAGCCCGACGGCTCATTCCGCCGCCTCGGTGTGTCGCTCATCGTCCGCCGCCTCAATTCTCTTAAAATACCGCCTCGCAAGAGCGAACATTGGGCTACTGCTACGGTTCGGGATATTCTTATAAACCCGGTCTATATTGGTAAGGTCCGTTGGAATTGGAGGTGCGATGTCAAGAAAATGGTGGAGGGGCGTGTCGTCGTCGAGCGTCCCCGAAATTCAATAGAGAAATGCACCGTCGCCGAGGGGCTTCACCCTCCGCTTGTCGATATTGATGTTTTCAACACGGCGCAGGAGTTAATGTCAAGCAACCCTCCGCGCCCGGTCGGTGAACGTGGGACGGTAAAAAATCCTCTTGCGGGTATTGTTGTTTGTGCCAAATGCGGACACCGTATGTCCCGCCGGCCGTATTCGGGCAAATATCCCGATACCCTTATGTGTGCCGATACCGCCTGTGATAACATCAGCTGCGCCCTGCATTTCGTCGAGAGGCGTATTTTGGAGGCTCTTTCTGATTGGCTATCCGATTACCGCCTACAATGGGAAACAGGCGGAGAGGAAAGCCGAGCGGCCTCTGTCGTGGCTATGAAAGAGAAAGCCCTCCGGCGTTTGTCCTCTGAATACAATACCCTCAAAAAGCAGTTAGATAATACTCACGACCTCCTCGAACAGGGTATATATACGACAGAGCAGTTCCTTGAACGGTCCCGCGTTCTGTCCGAGCGTATAACCAAGAATGAGGAGGAGCGTTTGGCCCTCGGTGCTGACATCGTCGCCGACAAGTCGCGCGAGGAGGGTCGTAAACAGATTATCCCAAAGGTTGAGCGGCTGCTCGAAGTCTACGACGAGTTACCAACGCCAAAAGCAAAAAACGATATGCTCAAAGAGGTGTTGGAAAAGGTTGTCTATCTCAAAACCAAAAACGGTCGTTGGAATAACGCTCCCGATGATTTCGAGTTAACCCTCTATCCCAAAATACCGATGTCCGGCGATTAACTCCTGCGGACGGTCCTCCGGGGCTGTCCGCTCTCTTTTGTCATTGATAACATCTTGGAACAGACGAATACGTACCGCTATGTTATCAATGAGAAACGCCGTCCTGTTTTGGGGCGTGTGTCTGCGCCAATATATGTGTACTCTTATCTCCTTTACTCTTTTTTAATTTCGTATACTATACTATACTTTGTGGATTGATTTCCCGAAAATCGCCGCAAACCCCGTTTTGTATGAGTTTTCGGGTCTGAAACTCGGTTTTCGGGGAGAAAACCCCTCCAAAAAGAGGTTTTCGTCCCGATTTTACCTTTTCCGTGAGTCTGCGAAAATGGTGCTTTTTGATGTGTTATGTGCGTCTTTTGTGGGTGTTTTTCTCCGCTCTGATTTTTTTCGGGGAGAAAACTGCTTTTTCGGACCGAAAACTATCCCTTTATTATTTGTCCTCCTCTGTGTAAGGAGTCAGTTCGTCGTCGCTTACAACACTATCGCCTCCGGGGAAACGGTAGATAGGAGCGATGTCGTTCCCCGTGAGCCTCTGCACGTCTACGAGGTACGCAACCTCGCCACGCGCCTTAATTTTCATCGGCCACCCTTGTTTTTGAGCAACTCTCTGCAACTCTGTGAATACCGGGGCAGCCCGTTCCTCCTGTGCCTTGATTTTTTCGAGGGCATTTTTGACCTTATCGCTTATATGATATATGTCGTCGTGTGGGTGGTAAAGCATACCGAGGACGAAAGCGGTGTCCGGGGTCTTGCTCGCCCAACCGCCGATGATAGGGCCGTGGTATTCTTCTCCGGGTTTAATCAGTTCGATTGTGTCCCCAAAGTCCATAACCTTTTCGCCGTTGATGAGTACATCTACCATACCCTGCGTTACCGAGCCTCTGCGACGCTCTACCGTGATTTTGATTTCCATATTGTTACCCCTCCCAACCGAGTATTTTTGCTGTGGCGTTTGTAAATGCGTTTTGGAGCGCAGGGTGTGTGTCGAGGTCCTCCTGCGTATAGCCGAGGGCTTCGAGGGTTTCCTCGTATTCGCCTGTGTACCCAAACTCGTGATTATTCAATTCTGTAAAGAACATATAGTAGGCAAAGCCCGTTCCGGCGGTGTCCGCCTTTGCAGCTGCGTCCCGCTCCTCGCGGTGGCGAGATAGCATTGCTTTGAGTTCCGGGAGGTCGGTTTTTCTGATATATCCGCCTCCGCCGATGTGGCAAATCTTGTCGGTGTCGGTCGCTTCGAGTCCGAGTTTCGCAAGACCCTCCGTGAGAGCCTTATTGTTAAACGCAAAGAACATCGGAAAGGCGTTGACCTCCTGTTGCTGTCTTTGCTTCATTTCTTCGTATGCGTTCATCGCGTTTTCCTCCTTAATAACCAAAGTGGACGATTTTTAGATTTTCCCATTCTCCGGGGTCGAACGCTTTGAGGGCCGCAAGGAACGGCGGGACGCGCCTGTATGTCTTTGTTTCGGGCCACGCTTCGAGCCAAGCAATAATCTCCTGCAAATCACCCGCTTTGAGGTGGTCGCCGTATTTGTCGGTATCGGTTGCGGTGTTGTCGTCTACGAAAATCTCAAAGTCGATAGGCTCTCTAAAAAGGTTTCTAAAACCGCTGTCCGGGGTAATATAACAAAGGTCATATTCCATAATGGGCTGTGCGTATGGGCTGTTGTAATCTCCTGTTACATTGACGATGTAAATTCTGCTTTCGTATGCCATAATGTTTCCTCCTGTCCCTATTTGGGGTAAAATTGTTTCACGTGGAACATTTGTGTCCCGTATCGTGTCATAGGCTTGTAAAAAAATTAGACTCTGACGATAGCCATTCGTCCCTGTACCCAAGTATCGAAATGTTTTGGCCCTCTGTTGAGGTGCGTGTATAATGTACCCATAGAGCAGTCAAGAAATTTCTTCCACTCGGAAATCGTCTTTGTAAATCCGCAGCTTGTAACCTCTCTTGTCGGTATGCCGTTTTTCCCGGTGGAGTTGGTTTTCTTCTTTGGTCTGCGTTGCTCAATGTTTTCGGCTCGGAGTTTTTCGTCCGTTTCTTTGAAGTCGAGAACATTTTGAGCAAACGCAAACCCCTGCATTTCGTAGGCTCTTGCAATCTCTCCTACGAGGCTATCAAGTTGGTATATCGTGTCGTCGTTCAGCACCTTTTTGAGGTCTGCGCAAAGCCTCTCCATTTTGATTTCGAGTTCCGATACTTCTTGTATCTCCGGGTGCAATTCTGTATCCTCGTAGTAGACAAACGCCTCTTTGTAAGTTTTCATAAAATATGCTCCTTTCAAATAATGATTTTCTGTGTTCATCTTGACAGGAGCGTATGTTTTTGATATAATAATAAATACCAAAGGGCTTTGCTCCTGCGGTCCCAAACTGTATCGAGGCTGCCGTCCAAAGTAGACCTCGGTGCAGTTTTCGTTTTTACTGACCTTTATTCAGTTCTTTGTAAACCATTGATACCCCTTTTACTATAACATCTGTCCTCGTTCTTCCAGTCGCCGCAGCACACTTGTTTAACATTTCGTTTTCTGCTTCTGAAAGTCTGATTTTGAGGTCTATATTTCGGGGGTTTTTTGTGGGACGTCCCATTCTTGGGTTAGTTCCTTTTTTTACATAAGCCGTAACATTTTCCTCCGTTTCTCTTGCCTTTTTGAAAAAACTGTGATATAATGTTTACACCCCCTTTGAGAAAGCGGAGGCAAGTTCCGCTTTCCCTTTGGTGGTTACCATTTGGCTCTGCTTACTTGTTAAGTAGAGCCTTTACCTTTTCTATGGCCTCGTCGAGGTCTTTGCACTCACGCATAATTTCGAGGATTTTTCTTGTCTGATTTTCCTCTGTAACCTCTCGGAGCATTTCGCCAACATTCATTTGCTCGTCCATACCGTTTCCCTTTCTCTTGCCATACTCGCCTCGGTTTCCCTTGACTGTATCTTAATTATAACATTTGCGGTCGCAAAAGTCAAGTGTTTTTTCAAAATTTTTTCAATAAATTCCAAAATATTTTTAAGGAATAGCAAAACCGCCCAAAAAGGGCGGTTTTTGTCATTCGTTTGTGAGCCATTCTTTTATTTCTTCTGCTGTTGCTCCTGTCTTTGTTCTTACGCTATCAAAGTTCTCCCCGGTACAGAACACATTGCCTTTTTCGAGGTCTCTTGAAGTGTAACTCATTGTTCCAACAGCTTCTCCGTCGAGCGGTCCGTCGTAGAGAAGAAACGAGGCTCTCAACTCTCCGAGTTCAAAGGGCGTTTCCTTTTTTGCTTTTTTGGCTGCGGCGATGCACCAACATACCGTATCAGCAAACACCCCGTCAGCACCCGTTGAGGCTCTGTGTAGCGTTAGCGAAATGTCTATAACTCCGTTACTGTTTTCGTGGGCGAATATTGAATAATTAAAGCCGTATTGACTCATTTCGCCCTTGATTGCATTTTCGATGTTTTTCTCTTGCTCGTAGGTGTAATTATCAATACGCGTTTCCTCCGGCTCTTGCTCTGACGTTCCGCAGGAACAGAGCGTAGCTGCGAGGGCGAATATCAATATAAGCGTGATTGTTCTTTTCATACGCTCCTCCTCGATTTTTAATTGTAATATTATACCATAAATTCTCTGTTTTTGAAATATGCCGTCCCGAAAGTCAGCATTTATGGAGCGGATTGCTTTCTTTGCCCTCTCCTGCGTCGCAGAGCGGGCGTATTTCGCAGTTTCGAGTGTAGCCCCTCCGTTTCCTTTATAAACAACAAAATCGCCGTAGAGGTCAAATAAATGGCTTCTACGGCGTTCTTTGTTTCTTATAAAAAGAAAAACCCCTCTACCGGGGGAGGTTTCCGATAGAGGGGCGGGTGTTATTCGGTTGTATCGAGAACGGCGGGGAGTAAGAGTCCCTGTTCCGTCTTCTGTACTCTGACGGTTTCCTCAATTTTTGCGGTTAGGTATTCGTTGAGGTCGCCGTACACATCGGCGATGAATTGCGCCGCTGCGGGAGATAAAATAGAAAGGGCTGTGTTTTTCGCTTTTTGGAGAGCCTCTAACTGCGCCTCTTTGGTAAAGGCGTTTTCTGCTTTCAGCGCGTCAACATAGGTCTGCGAGGTCGCCGTAACTGCGGTCGTAACCGCGTTGGTGATTTCGCCGAGGTGGTGTTGCGCTCTTTCGTTCTCGGTCTGCGCCGCTACCTGTGCGGACTTTCTCTTCAAGAAAGCAACGAGGTTGGCGGTAGCGAGGGGGATAGCGACTGACAAAATACCCTGTAAAAGGGTGAACATAAATTCTTTCATAGCGAATTCTCCTGTTTCATATTAGATTTTTGTTTGCGCCTCCTGTCGTGTTCCGGGCAAGGGAATGGCTCGCTCTTAAAGCAATCCTCACAACAGTCGTCGCACGTCGGACCGAAACGGTCGTTATAGGGGCAGGGCTTAACCTCCTGTATCGCCCTGCCACAAGTCGAACATTTCAGCATTATTTGTTGGGGAGTTTCAGCACTTGCCCTGCCGTAATGGTATTGGATTTCAGACCGTTCAGCGTCTTAATCTCCGTGTAGCGTGAGCCGTTACCGAGTTGCTTTTGAGCAATACCCCAAAGGCTGTCGCCTCTCTTGACGGTGTAGGTGCGCCCGGTGTTGGGCTTTGCCTCCGTCTTTGCCGTTCCGGGTATCTTGATTTTCTGACCGACGCTGATTTTGTTCGGGTTGCTGATACCGTTATAGGCGGCGAGTTTCTGATAGGTTGTACCGTATTTTCTTGCAATAGCGGAGAGTGTATCGCCACTCTTGACGGTGTATACGGTTTCTGCGGTGTTTGCCTCCGGCTTATTCGCCGGGGCTGTACTCTTGCCGGGGATTTTGATTTGCTGTCCCACTCTGATAACATTCGGGTTTGCAATACCGTTGTACTCCGCAAGTTTCTGATATGTAGTGCCGTACTTCGAGGCGATAGCGGAGAGCGTGTCGCCGCTCTTTACGGTATAAACAACATCGCCGTTTGCGGGTTTGGTGGTTTCGGGTGCGGAGGGCTTTGCTCCGGCGTACTTGTCATAATATTTCTGACCGTACTCCGCGCGTTTTGCCTGTACGCTTTCGCTCTGATTTGCGGGACGCTCAAACTTCAACAGCACCGCATTGGAGGCTGCGAGAACAGAGGTCGCGGTTTTCAGAACATTAAGCACCGAGGTTTTGTAGCCCTCGTTCAGTTCCTTGTAAAGGAAATCGAGTTGCATACCGAGGTCGCCGATACTCTTTTTCGCACTCTTTGCAAAATTGAGTAGGTTTTCCTTTCTGCTCCAATAGGTCCATTGGGCGAGTCCGTAGCCGGCCGCGTCCTTTACGAAATTACCGTAAGAGCCGTTATCGACCGCCGCCGTGTAGGAGGTGTCGGTGTAGCCCAAACTTTTTTCGTAGGTCTGTTGGAGGTTGTTGGATTTCAGAGCCGACTCCGCATAAAGATTTCCCATAAGTCCGGCTACGCCAAAGGCGTTTCCGATTTTCTTCATAAGGTAGTCCCAAATGGTCTTTTCGTCTGCGGCCGTGCCTGTACTTGCATACCCGGTTACCGTAGCGGGTTTTTCCTCCTTAACATACTCGATATAAGGGAGTTTTCCGTGCTTCGTCCAATTACGGCGGTTGTAGCCGCTCTTGGTACAGTTACACGCGGTAATCTGTACGCAGTTATCCCATTTCGGCGTACATTCAACAGCGAGGCCGTCCCCGATGTAAACGCCGATGTGTCCTTTCATCCATACCGCCTCTCCGGGAACGATGTTTGAAAAGTCGGTCGAAATATTGGAACACTTTGTAATCATACTGTCTGCGCCGATGTCGGGTACGCCGTTAATGGCGTAGTCCGCTCCGCCGTACCTTGCTTTGGCGTTGCCGTCCCACCCCCAAAGTACGCCCTTGATAAGGCATACGCAGTCAAAACCAAATACCGCAGGGGTTTTGTTTGCAGCTGCTTTAATCATCGCCACACGGTCCGCGTCCGTGTTGTAGTCGTGGTTTGTGGTGTAGCGGGTGATATTGTCATAAGGGGTTGTAATCATAGGTGCGCCGAAGCACCCCATAACATACAGCGTTTTGTGCTTTGTTGCGATGTCTTTTAACTTTGCAACAAATTCTGTACTTTTCATCATAGGTTGTCCTCACTTTCTCTCTCCGCTTGGGAGAGTTTTTCCGCCTCCGCTTTTGCTTCGGCTTCATCTTGTTTTTGCCATTTGCGTTCCTTGTAGCGTTCTTTCGTGGTTTTTATCCACGCCATAGCCCCGCACTCCGTTCCGAGTACGGCAAAAACGCATTGGCAAAGCGTGTCCGGGATTGCCCCGTAAAGCCAAAAGGTGCGTATCATAACCACCGTAAAAGCGATTAGCGTTATTGCGATAAATATGAGAATAATATCCATAATTCCGATACGCCTCTTTTGTGAGTCGTCCTTTTTCAAGGCAACCGCCTCCTTTCCTAAAATTGGTCGTGTGCTTTTTGGTTTAGGTGCTTTTCCAAACGGTCGTGCGCCTTTGTAACCTCTCCGTTACAGCCCTGTTGCTTCAAGCCGTCGAGGGCGGCGAGCATAGCGTAACTCAATACGCACAGTTCGTCGTTTATCGCTTTTAGGTCTTCCGACTCTTTTTTTTGCGTTGCCTCGATGTCTTTTTTATGCAATTCTTTCAGAGCGGCGATGTCCGCGGATTGCTTCTCCTGCTTCTGAAACCACTTGATAATTGCGTAAACCACCGCCCAAATGCCTCCAACAGCACCTATTAGAGCGGCGATTTTGATTATGATGTCAACTGTTTCCAACGGGTTTACCTCCTTTCCGCCGTGTTGTGGAAAGGCCTTAACCCGACTTCTACGAGGTCCAACTCATCGTCTACGACCTCCCTTTGCTTTGCAAAGCCCTCCTTTATCGCTTCATCGACGGTGAGCTGCTCCTCGATGAATGTGGCCTGTTCTCGTATAATTTGGGATTGCTTTTCTACAACCGAGCAAAGGTGGTCTATAATCTCTAACTGTGTCATAGTGCCTCCTTTGCGCGGTTAATTTGAAACAATCCAACCGGCCGGGTAATCTGCGGGCGACCATACGTTATTGTCGATAACGCTCTCGTAGGTAATGCCGTTGAAAATCACCTTATCGCCCGTCATATACGGGTTGGTGCTTTCGGGCTGTACCCACTCTTGAATGTCGCCTGTAATTTGACTCGACAACACCTGTGCAAAAAGGCTTGGAGCAGCTGTCGGAGTCCAGTCCTCCTGCGAGGTGTGCGCCTGTAACACCGTGAACAAACTGCCTCCGTACATAAGCAATGTGCCTACACCGTAGTTCTGTCCCGCTTCAAAAACCGGGTATCTCTCTTTCAGCCTCTTGGGAGAAAGAATTGACAGAGCCGTTTTGAGTTTCTCGGTTTCCTCCGCGTTGTCTTTGTTTTCGGCAAAGAGTTCATCGTCGCTGTGTTCTTCGATACTGCCGACAGGCTCGGTATTGTTGAGGTTGTCGCCAAAGCGGTAAACGGTGTCCTCGAAACCGCTGACGGTTTCTGTGATTTCCGTTCCGTCCTCCGCCTCTCGCACTACTTCTCGTGTGATGTGTTTCTTTACGCACACACCGTCCGCGTCGCTCTGTTCACAGGGAACATAGCACCCGTTGTTGGCAAGGCGCACGAAACAAGCGTCCACAGCGTAGTCCGCCGGGGTATCTGATTGAGTAACCTTGAACATAAAAAATCCTCCTTTATCTGCACCCAACGAGTTCCGCAATATGTTCGAGGGAGAAAATTTCAGCATTGAAAAAAGCGAAATTCCAAAGCCAAAAATCGTCATTGGTGCGCCTTTTGAATTGTCTGCACGCAGGGTCGTCCCACACTTTGTCCCAACGCTCTTGGTATTGGTCGTCCCTTTTTTCGAGGGTGTTTGTAATGGCCCGTGTCAGCCGTCCTCTTTCAAGGCCCCTGCCGTCGTCGTTTCGGGCGAAATGTTTGTAGGCGTTATCGCTATTAACCGTACAAAGAGGTTTACCGTCGTAATAAATAACCCCGCCTCTCTCGGTGCAAACCGTAAGGGCGGGGATATTTACATTACCGCATATCGCTTTTGCCTTAAATCGCCTATGTGCTACATACTCCATTTGCAATCAACTCCCTATATCTGAAATTTTCTATACGCTCCGGGGAAAATCCGAAAACGGCAAAAAATAATCGCCTCAATTTCAGTACGCGACGGTGATTGTCGTATTTACCGAAATAGGCGAGTATGCCATTTACCGAGGTCCAAAGGTCCTCGTATGTCATTTTGCGGGTTTCTATTTTCTCCTTGAATGCTTTGATTTTGCGTCTTGCTCTCTTTACACCGTCCCGGTTACCGCTAACTATAACGCGCCCGGTGTCCGTGATGATATATTTTGCTTTGCAATATCTAAACGGTTTCGTGAGAGGCTTTATCCGTGACTTGCTCCTGTTGATACGCAAACCCATAGTCTGCGCCTTTTCTATGACCGTCGAGAGTATTTCTTTCGGGTCGTCGCCGGGAGGAACAAGAATATAATAGTCGTCCATATAGTGTCCGGCTCTCTTTATAGACATCTGACACTTGATGTAGTTGTCAATCGGGGACGGCAGGGCAATCATTTCCGCTTGACTTGGCTCTACGCCGAGCGGCATTCCCGTGTCGCCCTTTACCGAGGCTACGATAGCGTCGCCGAAGTTTCTCAACCTCTCGTCGAGAATGAGCCTCCTGTGTCGCCTGTATAGTTCTCTGTGAGGGGCTGTCGGAAAATACTTTGAAAAGTCGAGCAGAATAATGTGTCCCTGCTTTCCGTATCGGCGGAAGTGTGCGCGGAGGTCCTCTTTTAACATTCTCTGCGAGAAATCAAAGCCCTTTCCCTCTAAACTTGCTCCGTTGTTCCAAATCATATCGGGCAAATACAGGGGTAACAGCACATTCCGCGTGTACGCTTTGTGTACTTGTCTATCCTGTATTCTCGGTGCGTCTATGGGCCGTACCTTGCCTCTTTCCGAAAGCGTAAAATGCACATACGGGGCGGGTTTCCAATTACCGCTCATAATCTGCGCGTACCTTACCGCCGTTCCCGAAAACAAGTGCATTTCAAACCTCTGCGTACTGTTTTTCCACCTCACGCCGTTGCACCATTTCTTTCCTGCCTTGAAAAGTTCGTGGTAAGAAAGAGCCGTTTCAATTCCTCCGATTGCTTCTACTCTTGCGAGTTTCTTTTCGAGCCGCGCCGCCTTTCTTCGTTGGTAGCGGGCTTCGTGTCGTTCTTTGCTGTTCATAAAAATTTATTCGCCTTTCGTATAGTTGTGATATAGAGTGCGCCTAAACTACTTTGTGCTGACACATTAAACGGAATTTAGCACTATATCCTCCCGCAATGCAAGAAGCGTCCGTGTAAGCACATCAAAAGGACAGTTTTGCGGTTTTACCCGACGGGAAACATTTCTCCTTTCACAAAGGTCCCTTTCATCTTGCGACTACTTTTATCGACCTATCCCACAAAGTGGTTTTGTGAAATCCGGGGCCACGCCATTGGAGTTGTTAGCGTTGTTGTTGTTGGCGTTGCCGTTCGTGTTGACATTGCAGAAGTTGTTGCTGTTGTTGTAGTTAGCAGACCGCTCCCACCAATTCGCTGTCGAACAAACAAGTTTTACAGAAATGTACCCACGTGGCGATTATCTCGCCTTGTCGCTTTTTATAACTTTGGTAATGAGGTTGTTTTCCTTGTCAATCAGTTCTCCGAGGGACTGCGACATTCTATCCAACTTCTTTACCGCTTCTCCTGCGTCTACCGTCTTTCCGCTCGCCGTCGCAAATGCCCCCTCCGGGTTTTTCATCATAGATTGATAACAAAGGGTGAGCATAACATCAAGCGACAATAGCGAGGCTCGCGCTTCGAGGAGGTGCGTTTTTCGCAGGGCTTTTCTCGCGTCGTCCGACGGATATATGCTGTTCGCTTTTTCGCATTCCGTGAGGACCTGTGTTGCGAGGTGCATTGTGTCCGCCGCCAAGAGGCGGGAGTATCTTGTAGACAGGTGTTTGAGGAAAGCCATTGTTTCTGCACAAATCTCGAATGCTGTGTTCAGATATTCCGCTTTGCTTTCTGCTCTCCTTGATTTCAATACAGACATAAAATTCTCCTTTCGAGGGTTTTATCCGCCCTCGTTTGAGGGCGGATAATGTGATAGTGCGATTAGACTTTGAAAGCCGGGGCCACGCCA